TACATCACTTTCAAACAAACCAAACCCACTAAATCCTTTTGGCGGGTTGACAAAAAGACAGGTTTTAGCTTTAGCTCTCACCAACGGAGCATCAACCAAAGATCTAGAAGAAGTAGGAAAAATTTACGATATGCTTGCTTCAGATGATAGTGTAGTCAGTGAGGAGAATATGAAGATTGCTGATACTCTACGAACCGAATACTTTAAGAGGACTCAAGAAAACGGTTGGATTGATATTGTTAATGCCTATAACAAAGTTATCAATACCACCGATACGGCTGCTGGTGATGTTTCGCTCATCTTTGCTTTTATGAAGTTACTTGATCCTGGAAGTGTGGTTAGGGAAGGTGAATTTGCAACGGCTGAAAATACAGCTGGTATTCCTGAAAAAATCAGACTGCAGTATAACAAAGCTCTTAAAGGAGATCGGCTAACCCCAGCTCAGAGAGCAGCATATAGAAAAGAGGCAGAACGAGTTTTTCAGGTTCATCAACAGCGACAAGCTCCAATAGACGCATACTATCAAGGTTTGGCACAACGCTACGGCATTGACCCATCACTTATCGGGGTGGGGCTTTATAAATAGACTACTTGATTAAATATCGCACAAGTTGAAGAAGGGCAAGAAAGGAGATTGTTTTCCAAATATCTTTATACCACGGTCTTGTGCCGACAAGTTTATTCCAGCCTTTAATCTTCCTTAGAAGTTTTAAAATGACAAATGCAAGAGCAAAGACAAAGAGGAAAATTAGCAACTTAAATAAGTCTTCCATATCAATAATACTTTAGCACAATTAGAACAGATTTGCTATAATAGACTAAAGCGTTGGAAAGGTTATCAAACCCAGCATAACGCTATGAAAAAAGGTGGCAGACCAACAAAATTCAACAGTAAGACATTTCTCAAAAAAGTAGAAAAATACCTTGCTTCACGACAAGACGAGACTGAAGTTGTGAGGGATGGCAAGCACTCTCCCGTTGTTCGTCTCAGAGTAAAACTTCCAACAATTGAAGGCTTTGCTCGTTTTTTAGGCGTCACAAAGCAAACACTTTTTAATTGGGAAGAAGATTACCCTAAAGTAGCAAAGGGATTGGAACTGATAAAACAAGAGCAATTTCAGAGGCTGATAGACGAAGGATTAGCAGGATATTATAACCCCACCATCACCAAACTAATTTTGTCTGCAAATCACGGAATGGAGGAGGAGACAAATGTAAAAGGGAAAATAACCCATACCTTTGATGAGCAACAAATCCAAAGAATCGCCGAGCGTATCCTTGCAAAAGGGCGAGGCGATAGTAATACATCAAGCAAAGAAAAATCTGATTGATTTTGCGATAGCCATAGACCGCAATTATCAGGATACTTGGTTTCACGAGTCGTTGGCTACTATCTTGCAATCTGCTCTTGAGAAAGTAGAGAGGGGAGAAGATGCAAGAATTATCATTCAATGTCCACCACGGCACGGAAAAAGCAACATAGCCACCATCAAGTTTCCCGCTTGGGTTCTTGGCCACCATCCCGATTGGCCGATTATTGTAGCCTCTTACTCAGGGGAACTTGCTACTAAGTTTGGACAAGAGACAAGAGATGTAATGCAAACTCCTCAATATCAGAAAATCTTTTCAACAAGATTAAGAGCTGATACCAAAGCAAAAGGATATTGGAAGACAGGAGAAGGTGGAAGCTATATGGCTGCTGGTGCTGGAGGTGCTTTTACTGGTTCAGGTTTTAAAATTGGGATAGTTGATGATATTTTCAAGAACCGAGAGGAAGCAGAGTCGGAAGTGATCCGTAATTCAAGGTGGGATTGGTTTCGCTCTACTTTCTATACCCGACAAGAAGGTGCAACTGCAATTATTGTTATCAACACCCGCTGGCACACCGATGACCTTGTGGGGAGACTAATTGAAAAGCAAAAACAGGATGAGGCAGAAGATACTGAAAATTATGATAGATGGAAGATTATCAACTTTCCTGCAATTGCAACTGAAGATGAGACTTTTAGGAAAAAAGGGGAAGCATTATGGCCAGAAAAGTTTCCCATTGAGAAGTTAAGGAGAACAGAAAGCACTCTTGGACCTTATGAGTTTTCAGCTTTGTATCAAGGCACACCTATTACTTCAGAAAATCAAGAATTCAAAGAGACTTGGATAAAATATCGATCTTGGGCTGAGGTTGAGGCTTTAGATACCCGTAAATTTGCCACAATCGACCCGGGTGGAAAAGAAGCAGACAATGACTATACAGGAATTGTCAGGAATTATGTTGATAAACAAAATAAATGGAATTTAAAAGCAATGAGAGTGCATTTTGACTCAAAAGAGCTGATAAATTACATCTTCACTTTACACGATGAAGGATTTGAGAAAATCGGAATTGAGGAGACAGTTTACTTGAAAGCAATTAAGCCATTTTTGGACGAGGAATGTTTAAGGCGAGATAAGTTTCCAAACATAGTGCCGTTAAAACACAACAAGACTCAAAAAGAGGTAAGGATTAGAGGGCTTATACCACGCTACGCTTCAGGAGGAATTTTCCACATTGAAGGAGAATGCGGAGATTTAGAGAAAGAAATGGTAGTTTTCCCCAAAGGAGCACACGATGACACGCTTGATAGTTTAGCAATGCAACTTGAGATAGCAGAAGCACCGATTGACGAATATAAACAAGCGGTATTAAGGCAACAAAGAGAAGCAAGAAAGGACATTATTCAAAAAAACTATGGATTATAAATGCGTTAATTATGCGGAAAAACACTTCCCCGCACTTCCCTACTACCTCTACCCTACCCTATTGAGGCTAAATTGGACTTTTTAAATATGGTTTGATACTATATTAGTATATGGATGACGACCTTATAAAAAAGCTAAAGTCGGACCCAGCCTTCATTGAGTTTCTGAATTATGTCCTTGAAAAAATAGAAGAAATAGATACGGTTAATGGTTTGGAAAATCTATCAAACGAACAAGCAGGAGAAGAAGCCAAAATCAGAAGCAAGGTTAAAGACAGGCTGAATGAGATTTTAAAACCTTTTATTGAATTTAGAGGAAAAAGAGAGCCAACAGACGAAGAAATCAAAAAAGCCGAAGAAAAGTTTGGCTTGTAAATAGGGGGTGATAAATATGCCTTGGAAGGTTGTAAAACGCTCAGGCTCAAGACCTTGGAAAATTGTCAAAACTACAACTGGTAAAGTGGTTGGTTCTTCTACGACTAAAGCTAAAGCTGAGGCAAGTGTAAGAGCAAGGTATGCAAATGCAAAAGGAAAATGAGCAACGAAGCGACTAAACAACAAATCCGTGCTTGGCTTGAAGAGGCAATCAGAAAAGCACAAAATCCCGATCCGAGAGAAAAAATCAAACGGGAAAGGGAAGAGAGGAGAAAAAAGGTGTCTAAATTTTATGGCCTATGAGTGGAAAAGTATACAAACTACTTCGCAAAGAAGCTGAAAAATATGGTGTGCCTTATAAGATGGCAAAAAAGGCTTTTAAAAAGCTAAGCAAGAAAGAGCAAAAGATAGTATTGACAAAGGTATCTTGAAGTTATAGACTACAACCAGTATGGATTATAAAGACCTTCAGAAAAAAGCTAAAGAGCTTGGACTTCCTTACATTGGTGTCTCCCGTTCAGACCTTGAAAAAGCAATAAAAGAGAAAGAAGCCTCTAGCGATGTGGTGGCTAACGATGAGGCACTAGCTCAATCAGAAAAAATGTCTAGTGAACCCGAAGCGACTGCTCCCGCCAAAGAGGTTTCTTACAATACAGCAGTTATTATAAACAAAGAAGGAAGGGAAGTAAGAAGATACTCGTTAGAAATGCACGGAGAGGAGTGGGCAAAACTTGCAGAGGAATTTGCAAAGAAAAATGATTATAGAGTTGAAATGAAATTTGTTGAAGAAGGTATCAGATGTCCGTCTTGTGGATATGTGTTTCATTTGTCTTGACAATCTGATATAATTAAATCAGCAAATTGACATAGAAAGCGTTGTGAAGCTTGACGGTTTAGTAGGGGTGCAAGTTCGTCACAACGCTTTCTTGCTCCCCGACTTAACCGCCAAAGGGCGGTTTTTTTATTAGCCATACTGGCAAAAATTTGGTCCTATGGACGATCAAACACAACAGAATAAAGAAGAAGATTTAAAAGTAACTCCTGAAGAGCTAGAAGCCGACAAGGAGTTTCAAAAGGAAGTAGCTGAAGACGAGATCAGAAGTAAAATCGCTGGGGAATTAGGGATAGACCCTGAGGAACAAAGCGAGCTTCTTGACAAACTCGTTGAAAGGGAAAAATCTTACAGGGAAAAGTTATCTGGAGCGATTAAGCAAAAGATAAACTGGAGAGAAAAAGCCCTTAAAGCTTCCGAGAGACCGAAGGAAAATCCTAAGGAGGGTAACACCCAAACACAGGAAACACCTGACATTGAATCTTTGATTGAAAAGAAGCTTGCAGAGCGTCTGGAGGCAAGAGAACTTGAAGAACTTGCTTTACCTGACGAACTGAAAGCCGAAGTCAAAGATTTAGCAAAATTAAAAGGTATTTCTGTAAGAGAGGCAGCGCAACTTCCTTATATCCAAGCGAGAAAGGAAGAAATTGAAAGGGAGGAGCGGATAAAAAACGCAACTCCTAAGCGCTCAAACAAGGGGTCGTATGCTATGAATTATGATCCCTCAAAGCCTTTGAATCCTGCGGATTTTGACTTTAACACTGAGGAAGGCATTAAAGCCTGGAAGGAAGCAAGGGCTGCGAGGCAAAAGTATCTAGCTCAACAGAAGCAGTAAACCCCAAAATCACCTCTCTTACTTCACAAAATTAGTTTGACCTCAATTTTTAAAATTGAGTAATTTTGAAAGGGGGTGAAAAATAGAAAATATGGATGACATAAGACAAGAGTTTTGGGGTGATCTGCAAGCCGATCTATACACGGCTAATACTGCTGTGTATTTGGCTAACCAGTCGCTCGAAAACATAATCCGTCAGGATGGTCGCAAGGCTCACAAGCCGATCCTCTCTCATCCGCAGACTGGAACTTATACTCCTCACAACGATATTACATTTGACCAAAAGAAGGCTTCAAAGCAAACTCTTGAGGTTGATACATTTGAATACGCTGCTGAGGAGATCGATATCACCGAGAAAAATCAGACTCCATATGACTTACTCAATCACTCTCTTGAGTCAATCCGCAGAGGTTTGATGAACAGGGTGGAGCAGGTTTATATGGGTCAAATCTCCAATGCCTTCCACTCGATATCGGGTGCGCCTGTTACTGTTACGAGCGCAAATATCCTTGATATCCTTGAGGAGGCAGAAGGTAAGCTCGGTGCATTCGATGCCCCTTATGAGACTTCTCTAAGGGCTGCAGTTCTTGGCCCAAGAACAGTTGCAAAACTGAGGAGGGCTAAAGCTGACAGAGAGAGCCGACTCGGAGACGAGACACTGGAAAACGGTGTCGTCGGACCTTGGATGGGTTGGACTGTTGTTGAAAACAACAACCTTCCCTGGAGCGCCACATTGAACATTGCCACTAATCCAACCAACGGAGATACCGTAACGATTTCTGGCGTCACCTTTACTTTTGTATCTTCTTTGGGTACAACTCCTGGCAATGTCCTGATTGGTGCTAACGCTGCTGCTTCAAGGGCAAACTTGAAGGCTGCAGTAGAAGGTGGCTCTGGAGCTGGTTCAACTTATGTTGACCTCAGCATTAGGGATAAGTTTATCCTGAGGAGAAAGAGATATGTTCGCTGCACAGCTGATGCTGCTATGGCCTTCACAGGCTTTGGTGATATATCAGTCAGCGAAACTCTGACTGCCTCTGCTGATGGTTGGGCGAACCAGAAACAGCAAGCCGTCTTTATGATCCGAGGGGCTATCGACTTGGTTTTGCAGTTCGTTGACCTCAAAGTCGCCGACAAAGAAAAAGGCTTCGCCGATTTGCCGAAAGGTATCATCGGAGTTGGAGCTAAGATGTTTGACGATGGAGCGGTCTTGGCTGTAAAACTCGAGCAGGATGTAAGCGGCTTCTAAACGAACCCTGGTCTAGGGGTTTGTAACTCAACCTAGACTCGCTTTAGAGGAGATAAGCGTCATTATCTCCTCACTAAGCGAAAGGGGGTGAGACAAAAAGAGGTAAGACCCTTTTTAAAAGGGCTCTCGTAAAAAACTATGAAAATACTAAATAGAGGATTACGAGTTTATGGCGACCTTGAGGTTGGAAAATCTCTAGGTTTTATTGCTGGTAAAAATGTTGGAGGGACTGTAACACAGACAACTTCAGCATCAACACCTGTCACCATTAATAAGTATGCAGGGCAAATTACAACTGTTGCCTTGACAACCGCTGCTGGTGCTGAGGAAGTGTTTACCGTCAATAACAGTAAAGTCAAAGCTACCGATATTGTGGTTGTTTCAACTACTTATGGCGGTGCTGGAACACCAGCTGTGTTGGTTAAATGCGTGGCTAATGGCTCATTTGTCATTGTGATTACAAACCTTCACGCATCAGCTGCTTTAGATGCAGCAATGACAATAAATTTTGCCGTCATCAGAGCGGTCAATAGCTAGTTGACTGCTTACTCTGTCCCGTCAATCGGGACAGAAATAAACAGTCAAAAAGGAGGTGGTAAATATGAGTAGAGGTAATAAACAAAGAACAGTCGGAACATCAGCTGCAAATACGGCTCAAACCGTTTCTACTCCTACTGGAGCAGTAAGGAGGCTTTTGCAGGTGCGAGTGGCTTATTCTAATACTCCAACTCACAGCGGAGTTACTGTGACTTTAAACTCTGGAGCTGGAGCTGCATACGATACGGTTTTAAGCACTGGCTCTGCAAACGCTAGATATACGGTATATGTCCCTAATGGAGAAGTAATTCTCTTGGAAGATGATACTGTTGATGTTACTGCACCTGCTGGAGGAACTGGGATTACAAGTTCTGTTTCAATTTATACGGAAATTGTTGAATTCTAATGTGGACAAACAAAACAAAAACATCATCTTCCTCTCAAAATAAGTCGAAGATACCAACTACCTTTGAACGAACCCGTATTCTCACTCACGACGGCAAACAAATATTGGTTAGCAATAGTGAGAATATGGTTTTGATTTCTCAAGAGGAAGCGACTAAATGGAGTTTTAAAACAAAATCTTGATTTGTTATAATCAGTAAAAGCGTTGTGTAAACGCTTATGGCAGACAAAAAATGGTCAGAGCTGTGGAAAGGAGAATATAATGCCTCAACTCAATATGAGGTTAGCGATACTGTCTCCTATAATGGCTCAACTTATACCTGTATCTTATATCCGCCTGTAGGAACAGCACCAACTAATACAACCTACTGGCGATTGGTAGCGCAAAAAGGCAATACTGGTGATCAGGGGCCCCAAGGGCCTCAAGGATTAAAAGGAGACAAGGGGGACAAAGGAGATAAAGGACTAAATTGGCGAGGAACTTGGTCTAACTCAACTGCTTATTCTGTTGATGACGCCGTTTATTACAACGGCTCATCTTATGTTTGTATACAAGCAAATACTGGACAAACCCCGACAAACACCTCTTACTGGGAATTAATAGCTCAAAAGGGAGACACGGGATCACAAGGCCCGCAGGGGCCACAAGGGGTGCAAGGGCCTCAGGGGCCTCAAGGAGATGCTGGAGTTTCGGCTGGACTTCTTTATGCTTTTAATACTGATACAACCGATAGCGACCCTGGAAATGGTCAGCTTAAATTTAACAATGCCACTATATCCTCTGTTACTCAGATTTTTACAGATAACCTTGAAAACGGCGGTGGTGATGTTTCCTCTTTTATTGATACTTGGGACGACTCGACAGACCCAAATGTCAAGGGGATAATAAAAATTACCAAAAGGGGAGCAGAGAACAATTTCGCAGTTTTCAACATAACAGGTTCGGTTGTAAATGGAACGGGATACAGGAAAGTAACTGTCAGCCACGTCTCCTCGTCTGGAAGTTTCTCGGCAAGTGATATTCTGTCCGTTCTTTTCTCTCGGACTGGCAATAAAGGAACAGATGGAACTGGTGCTGGAGATGTTATTGGTCCCTCATCGGCAATAAATAATAACTTTGCAGCTTTTGATGGCACGACTGGAAAGCTAATAAAAGATAGTGGGTATTCAGCCTCAAGCTTCGAGCCAGCAGGAGCTGTTTCGACTCACGCATCTTCAACCTCTACTCACGGGGTAAGTGGAAATCTGGTAGGAACAACCGATACACAGACATTGACAAACAAAACATTAACTTCACCAGTTATCAACACATCTTTTTCAGGAACTGCAAAAGCTACAGCCTCAGACATTAACACAGGCACAGAAGATGCAAAAATAGTAACCCCAAAAGCAGTTTATGATAGTAATGTGGTTTTTACCTCAAAAACACAGACCTTAACCAACAAAACAATATCCAATCCACTAGTGTCGGATGTATATGACAATGGCAATTTGACTGGCAGTGTAACCATAAACGCATCTAATGGAACAAGGCAAAAAGGGACTTTGACTGGGAATGTTACTATTACTCTTTCAAACCCTGTTGAAGGTAGTGCTTTGGAGTTATTTCTTTTGCAAGACTCAACGGGTGGCAGAACAATATCTTTTAGCACGACTATTATTTGGCAAGACAACACTACTCCAACCTGGACAACGACAGCCTCAAAAATGAACTTAATTGTATTGAGATATGTAGGTTCTACTTGGTATGGTGCAGGAACGAAATTTGCTTAAAATGTATGGGATGGCTATCTGGCTGGAAATATAGAAAAAAAATAACGATAGACTCGTCAAAAGTAGATTCTGATCTGACCAATTTTCCAGTTTTGGTCTCTTTGACCTCATCAAATTTTGATTTCGGTAAAGCTCTTTCAAGTGGTAATGACATTCGTTTTACCGAAAGTGATGGTGTTACAGAACTTAAGTATGAAAGGGAAAGACACAATTCTTCTAGCCAATTAGCAGAATACTGGGTAAAAATTCCTTCTGTGTCAAGCAGTGTAGATACATATTTTTATATGTATTATGGTAATTCATCTGCATCTGACGGTTCTGACGCAACCAATGTTTGGGCATCTGATACGGTTCTTGTTACCCATATGAACGATAATCCTAACTCGTCTTCAATCAAGGATAGCAGTTCCAATGCAAATAACGGCACCAAATACTCTTCTGATCAACCCACAGAAACCGATGCTAAAATCGCTAGGGGTCAAAGTTTTGATGGTAGCAATGACTATATAAGCATTGCCGACTCGTCCAGCCTTAACATTACGGGTAATGTCACATTGGAAGCTTGGGTTAAACTCTCAAACACCTCGCAAAGTGTGTATGCGACAGCTATATCACTTGGTAGCGATAGTCCATCAAGTGGGTGGGGAGCTGGTTTGAGGAGGGGGACATCTCAGAATGGATTTTATATCTACATTCCATCATCAGAATATAGCGCTAGTTTTAGTTCCCTAGACACAAACTGGCATCACTTGGTAGGGGTAAGGAATGGAACAACCGTATATGCTTACGTCGATGGTTCATTAACGTCAAGTAATAGTTGCTCTTCTGGATCGCTTCGCCACGCCAATGCCACCAATATAGGCACACTGCTACTATATTCAACAACATACATAAATGGAATTATTGACGAAGTTAGGATATTCAATACAGCTAAGTCGTCAGCTTGGGTTAAGGCTTCATATCACTCCACTAATAATAGCCTAGTATCATATGGTAGTGAGGCAACTAGATTTACGGCTTTGTTGTTAAATTTTTTATAAACCTATGACCAAAGACCAGTTAATCGAAAAATTCATAGACTTAAATGAAAAAACTAACTCATACTTGGATAGTGTTTCTATGGTTTTGAAAGAATTAAATGACCAAAATAAACTTCACGCTGAAGCCATAGAGGCTAATACTCAAGCTACAAAAGAAATGACAAAATCATTTAATCGGATATGGTATGTTTTCTTTATTGCAATCTTGGCTCTTGTAGTTTTAGCGGGGGCTGAAAAGGCCTTGCACTTTTTGCCCAATTTTTAATCCACATATATTTATGGAAACCTGGTATCAATTATCAGCCATCTTGAGAACGATACTTTACTTCTACATTTGCCTTACCTCTTCTATTCTCACTATTCTCTATTACAG